TGATGGTGTAAGTGATTATATTACATCTAATCCTGATTTTTTAGTAAACTCTACAGCTACTACAGCTATGACTGTAGCTGTATGGGTTAATGTTGATGATATAAGCTCTAATCAAGATATTATAGCAGTATTTGATACAAATGAAAATAGTAAATTCTTAGGCAATTATAATGGTGCTATTACTTTTACTATGTATAATAATGACTATAGCACTAGTGCTATCTTAGGTCAAAAAACAGATGATGCAGTATTGATAGAAGGACAATGGCATCGTATTGTAGCTACATATGATGGAAGTCAGACAGATGCAGGGTTTAAAATATATATGGATGGTGCTTTAATAGCATCTAGTGCATCAAATGATATTTTTAGTGCAAACTTAACTACTCATTTAACTATAGGAAGGACAAATAGAACTTCAGGCTCAACTAATGATTTTGCAGGTAAAATGTCTGACTTTCAAGTATGGGATACTGTATGGAGTCTTGCTGATGTAACATATGATTATTTAAATCCTGAAAAATTAATAACATCTCAAAATCCATCAAGTAATTCAGCATCTAATCTTAGAGTATGGTATCCTATGAATGATACAGGAGTAACTAATCCACAAACAGTTATATTTGATGGTGCTAATTCAGGAGGATTAACATCTAATTATGTTTCTTCACCTTCTTTTGATAGTGACTCAGGTTGGTCTTTAGGAACAAATTGGTCTATAAGTGGAGGTAAGTTAATTGGTTCTGCCAATACTGCTAATGGGAATTTAGCAGGTTTAGGATTAGAAGCAAATTTTACATATAAAGTTGTTTATTCAATAACTAGTTATACTTCAGGTCAAGTAAGGGTTGCAGTTGGAGGAGAATTTGGTGCTTATAGAAGTGGTGTAGGCACATATACTGAATATATACCTTCAGGTTCTACAGGTGGTAATTTAACATTTCGTGGCAAAGCAAGTGACTCATTTACAGGTGAAATAGATGACCTTACTGTTCAAAAAGTTAAGCAAGGTTATCATGGTACTACTACTTTTTTTGGTGACAATTTAGTAACAGGAGACAACTCTACATTTACAGATGGAGTAGGAGATTGGGCTATTTCAACAGGTGGTGGAACTATTGACCATACAACAAATGATGATAAATTAACAGCTATACATGGTTCAGGACAAACTAATCAGCATGTTGCATTAGCAATTTCTACAGAAATAGGTAAAAAATATACTTTTGGAGCAGATTTAACTTTTAGTGCAGGAAATATATTTATTAGAGTAGGAGAATCTGCATCAGGAATAGATAATATAGGAAGTACAAATATAACTTCACTAATAAGTAATGATAATTATGCTATAAATAATCATACTTTTGTAGCAACTGCAACAACTTCTTATGTGACTTTTCATCATGCCAATGAATCTAATTGGACTATTGACAATTTTCAGTTTGTTGAAGTAGGTATAGCAACAGGATGGACAGATGCTAATCAACAACAATATATACCACAAACAGCATTTATGGATGGATGTGTCAAAAAAATGGGAAATAGTTCTTATTATTCATCTGTAACTTGTCCTTTAATAGGTGAATCATCTTTTTCATTTGGAATGTTTGTTCACAAACCTATTGGTTCAGGGCAAAATTATTTAGCAGGTATAAGTGGTGGTGGTGGAACTTATTTTCAATTTAATGGTGATACATCTATATTAGTTTATTGTGGAATGAGTGATACTCATGCAGTTTTATCAAAATCAGGATTAGCAGATGATGGTAGTTGGAAGCATGTAATTATAACAGTTGAAGAAAACAATGCAAATATGTATATAAATGGAGCTTTAGTTGCAACAGATACAACTGTAGTAGGCACTTTAGCACAAGGCTTTACAGGATTAGGTAGATATTCTAGTACTGCTATGAAACCAGGAACAATAATAGATGAAATAACTAAATGGAATAAAGCATTATCATCTACTGAAGTTTCTGAATTGTATAATAATGGAGTTCCATTAAATGCAACTAAACATTCTGCTTCAAGCAATTTAGTCGGTTATTATAAAAATAATAATTTAACATCAAATGGAAAAATGGAAGATTTATCTACTAATAATAATCATGCAGGTACAATTAATACTCCTGATTATATATTTTTTCAACAAGGAGTAACAGCTGATTTATGCACACAAAGCTATTCTAATAATATAGTTCATTCTAGTAAAGGTTCTATGCATTTAAATGGGAGTACATGGGTAGGTACAAGTGAAGCAGATTATGCAGACTTGCCTTATAATATAGATATAGAAGGTGATTTTTCTGTAGAAATGTGGAGAAAATTAACTAGAAAATATATAAGCAATGGAGATGGATATGTTTTAGGTGCAGATAGTACAGATTTTGTAATTGTACCTTATGCTCAATCTAGTGGAAAAATGACTCAAGTATATATTAGGCAAAGTGGTGGAGATACTAAAAATATTCAATTAGACACTACTACAGATGGGGTAGACCAAAGACCTAGTATATATGAATGGTTTCATTATGTTTTAGTTAGAGAAAGTGGTACTTACAAAGTTTATATAAATGGACTTGATATAAATACAGATGATAGAGAAGTAGGTGATTCTGCAAATGATTTTACATTTAGAACAATAGCAAAAATGTTAGGCACTTCACAATATGGACAAGGCTTTATAGATGATTTAAGAATATATGACAAGGCATTATCTATAAAAGAGGTTAAGAAAAATTACAACAATAATAAAAGTCAACATAAGAATTAGGAGTAATAATGGCACATTATGAAATGTATATATGTTTAAACAAAGCAACTTATGAAAGTGCAATACCAAGTGTATTACAGCCTAAACTAGGTTGGAATAATTATACATACACAGATGATGGTGAGATAGATACAACTACAGCTTATACTCCAACTTGGAAAGAAGCTACATTTAAAGGTAAGCTTGGTGCACCTAGAGAGTCTCATGATGGAGCATATATCATTGTTAAAGGAGAGTTTTCTATGTTGACAGGTGAACTATCAGCTATAACAAATTTAGGTGCTAATTTAGCATATCCTAATAACTCAGTATTAACTAAAACAGAAGCACAAACATTGGCAGCTTCATCAACATTTACAGGAGAATAAATGGCAAACAAAGAAGAGAGTGTAAAACCTACAGTAACATTTACTGACAAAGATGGAAAAGAGATTAAGAAAAATGTGGAAGATTTAAGTGATAATAGTAAATTGGCACTGGTAAGAATCGATGAAATAAGTAAAGATAAATTGCAAATGCAAAAAAACTTAGTTGAATTAGATGTCTTGCATAAATATTACTCAAATGTTATAGAAACCGAAGTCAAAGGAGAAGGTGAATGAACTTACAAGAAATGATGGTATCACATTTTTTTAGTGAAGAAAACAAAAAAAAGATAATAGAAAAAATTAATGACAATGTTAATATTCCTATTATAAATGAAAAAACAGAGGAAAAAATATTTACTGCTATTTTCGAAATAATTGAAGATGTTTTAGTAAATAAAAAATAATATGAATCATACACAAATTCGCAAACTTATTGATGTTAAGTTAAAAGAAGTCGGAATGTGGAGCACTGAAGCAGTCGAGCTAGTATTTCTTACTGGCTTGACTGAGTCAGGTTATGACTATATCGAGCAACTTGGTTCAGGTCCAGCTAAATCATTTTTTCAAATAGAACCTGCTACAGCACATGATATATGTGATAATTATTTAAAATTTAGACCTGGCAAAGTAAAAAGCATGAGTGAAGCTACTGGTATAGCAGAGTCTGTAATAGGCAGTTCAAAGCCTGAATATTGGAAAGATATTTTAACTTATAATATAGCAGCAGGTATAGTTTTATGTAGATTTAAATATTGGAGAGTGCCTAAAAGTATACCAAAAGAAATAGAAAGTATGGCAGAATACTGGAAAAAGTATTATAATACAGCAGGTGGAAAAGGGTCAAAAGAGCATTTTTTGGCTAAAGCAGCCACAAGAAAGGATGTATAGGTGGTAGGAATATTAGACAAAGAAGCATCTCATGGATGCCCAACATCCAAATTTTTAACTAGAAAAGAAATTAATACATTTGATCCAGCATGGAATAGGTGGAGAATGAATTTTATATTTAAACATGAAGTGCCATTATATGTAACAGATGAAGTGGCAAAGCTGTTGACAGATAAATATAAGTCAATAGAATATAAAGATGGTGATGAAGAAATGCAGGTAAGTGTAGAAGAATTTTATGATGACTATACATATCCTGAGTTAAAAAAATTAGCAGTAAAAAATGGTATACCTTATAAAGAAACTATGGTAAAAAGGGAAGTGTTAGTAGAAATGTTAAAAGAGAAGAATGGCACTATATAAATATACATTTGATGAAGTTATACAAGAAATTTGCAGTCGAGTTAATGACCCTGACAGAGATACTTATGGTGATAGGGCAAAAGAATTATTTTATGAAGCTGCAGTAACATTAGTAAAAGATGGTAATTTTAATGCTGATGATGTGCCAGGTCTTATAACATTTAAAAAAGTAGATGTGAGCACATTGAATCCTAAGCATGAATGGTTAATTGAAAGTTCGCAAGTTGGAGACGATGGAAATCCAGATACAGTTCTAGGTGAGGTATGCATAAGATTGTTGTCTATAATAGATGATTATGAAGATAATGAATTTGCAGATCATGAAAATTTTGGAATAAATCAACATAAATACATGCCTATTACTGTAAATGAGTATGCTAGTTTAATAGATCCAGAAAATAGACCATATGAAGATGAGATTTATTATTGGAGGATGGGGTCAAAGGTTAGATTTTATCCTAAGGAAAGTATGGTTGGTCAAAATGTTATTGTACAATTTGTAAAACATCCACAAGATTTTAGTACTGATGCACAATTGCAAGGAGATTTTTCATTAGATTTTATTTACAAAATAATTAATTATTCAGTTGCAAAGCTTAAACAGGAGATGGCTGGAGAATGACCTTTACAGAAATTAAAAGAGAAATAGCTAAAAGATTAGGTGACAATGATTCAAAAAAATATAGAGGAGTAATTGGAAATTCTTTTTTACAAGCTATATGTGAAGAACTAGTTTCTGGTGAATGTGATCCTGTAGAGTATCCTGAATTATATGTAGAAGAATCATTGAATGTAGGCGAAGTAGTAGGCAGACAATTTTATAACTATCCATCTAAAATGTTAAAATTAATAGATGTAAGGTCAAGAGCAGATATATTCACAAAAGAAATTACAAAAGAAGAATATGAAAGAATGCAAGTAGAAGAAGCATTTAGACCAGCATTAAATGAAATATTTTGGTATCAAGATAATAAATATATTTGGATTATAGCAGAATTTAATAAAGGTTTAATTCCACAATTTATATTTACAGTATATTTAAAAAATCCAGATAGTTCACAGTGGAATTTTGATGTAGATCTCATAGAAGATTTAAAGTATGGTAGAAATTTTATTTACAAATGTATTGACAAAGCTGTTGCAAATATAGCTGCTATGCCAATGCTAAGACCAGTAACACAAGGTAAGTAATATGATTAATTATAATTTAGACACAGTACAGTTACATCCAATGAAATTTATGGACATATATAAAGACATAGCAGTTGAAATGCCTATGCAGCCTGGTATTAATATTATAAGAATGGAAATAAATAAAATAATTAGAAGAATTAATGATGAGATAGGTTTATTTAAAGAGCTTATAAAAGTTACACCAGGAACTATAACATCAACAGTAGATGCTTTGACTACAACTAATATAGAAGCTATGACCACTACTAATATTGAAGATCAAGGTAGATTTAAATGGAATTGGGATTGGAATACAACTGAAAATAGATTGCGATTATCTGATGATATTATGGAAGTTTTAGAGGTATTTATAGATGATGAAGAATGGCAACAAGTTACATATCCAGAAGTAAAAGATACAAACAATGTATCAGAAAATTATTTTGCACAAATAGGTAGGTGGTTATATTTTCCAACCAACTTAGCTGCAGAGACCAAAATACTTAGAATAAGAGTAAAAAGACAATATTCATTTGTAGAAAATATAGTTAGCGAAGACCAAATTATAGATGTGCCAGAAACATATAGGCAGCTAATAATATCTGGTGTTTTAACTAGTTTATCAGCAAGACCTAAGTATAAAGATCCAGATATATTAGCATATAATAAAGAAATATTTGAAAGAGAATATCAAAGTTTAATAATACAATATGATAACTTGGAGCCAAGTTATGAGTCAAGAAGCATGACATATAAATATTAGGAGAAAAAATGAGTAATTATTTAAAAGGAAATACTTGGTCAACAGTTTATACACAGGTTTTAGGTGTAGGTGCAACAGGATCACATGGTGGATTAGATTCAAGTTTAGATGATGTTTGGACAGATGATGGTGCAGGTGGTAAAAATTTAGCAGCATTTCAATTATCAACAGCAGCACTGCAAATGACTGGCACAAACAAATTGCATTTTAATGACGATGGTGTTTATATACATTCATTAAGTGATGCTAAATTAAATTTAGTAGCTGATGGTGAAATAGATTTTGCAACAGCTGATTTTGATATAAATGCAACAGGCAATGTTACTATAGATGGAAGTGCATTGACACTGACAGGAACTACAACTTTAGCAAGTGCTACAACAATATCTGGAGCACTTACATGTAATAGCACTGTTTCACATACAGGTGCTGTAACATTGGCATCAGGAATAAAATTGCAATTTGTTGATGGCAATGAATATATAAGTGGAGATAGCACAGATTTAACTATAGGATCAGGAACAGATATTAATTTGACAGCAACAGCAGATGTAAATATACCATCTGGTGTAGGATTAACATTTGGTAATGATGGTGAAAAGATAGAGGGTGATGGAACAAATTTAGCAGTATCAAGTAGTGGTGCATTAAATTTAACAGGTGCAGCAGCATCTACTTGGAAGACTACAGCAGGTGCAATATTGGTTGATGCAGAAGCAGCAGCATTAACTTTAGATGGTCATGGTGGTGTAAACATAGCAGGAACAAATGGTTCTGAAATTGATCTTACGACTACTGGTGCTTTAGATTTAAATTCAGGAGCATTTACATTAGATGGATCTACACTATCTATAGATGGTACAGATGATTCCAATTTTACAGTAACAGGTTCAGGAAAAACATTATTATTGCAATCTACTGGTGGAGGTGCAGCACAACAAACACAATTAAAAACAGCTGGAACTGGTGCTTCTGCAATGGAAATTTTTTCTACAGCAGGTGGAATAGATATAACATCGGTAGGTGGTGCTGGTAAAGATATAGATATAACTGCAACAGGATCTATAAATATATCATCTACAGAAAATGCAGCTGATGGAATTGTATTAAACTCAACAGCTGGTGGTATTGATATAATTGCAGCTGGAACATCTGGTGAAGATATAGACATTACTGCAACAGGATCTTCAGTAAATATTACAGCTACAGAAGATAATGCAGGTGCTATATATATAAGAGAAAATGGTGGAACAAGTGGTAAAATAAAAATACATGCTGATCAGGGAACATCAGTAGATTCTATTCAATTAATTTCTGATGATGGTGGTATAGATTTGCATTCTGGTAAAACAGGAGCTATATCAAACATGGCATCTGATTCACCATCTAATATTTCAAATGCACCTATACAAATAGGAGTAGATACTGCTGATTGTGGTATAGCAATAGGAAATAGTACATCAAGTGTATTGTTTGGTGATAATGTTAAAATAGCAGGAGATTTACATGTAGTAGGTAGTGTTCCTTCAGCAGACACTTTATCAGCTTCATCAATAGCTAGATTTACATTGCAAAACACAGATGAGGAAAATTCTGTAGGGGGTAGAGATTCAGAATTTTTATTTAAAGGAGAAAGTGGATCAGGAACAGTTCATGAAATGGCTGCAATTACTGTTTCACAACAAACATCAGATGAATATCACAGTCAAATGATATTCAGACTAAATGATTCTACCTCAGTAGCATCATTAGCAGCTACAGGTGGAGCAGATGATGTTTTAACATTGACACATGATAAAACAGCTACATTTGGTGGAGCTATAACAACAACTAGTACAATAACAGGTGGGCAAATTAATGCTGACAATTTAAGATTAGATGGTAATGTTTTATCTTCTCAAGATTCTAATGGTAATATAACATTAACACCAAATGGATCAGGAGCAGTAGTTATTGATGGATGCTCTATATTAGTAGATTCTAATACAGTAATAGACACTGGTGTAGGTACAGGTACAGACAATACTATATTTGGTGCAGATGCTGGTGATGCTATGGAAGCAGGTGGAACAAACAATGTATTGTTTGGGCATGATGCAGGAACAGCTATAACAACTGGTTCTGCCAATACATGTATTGGAAATAAATCAGGTGATGTTATGACAACACAGAGTTTTAATGTTGCTATAGGTTCAGATGCTTTAGGCTCTGCAGCACAAAGCAGTTTAACAGCTGTAGGTACTTCTTCCTTGCAATCTAATAGTACAGGAGCTAATAATACTGCTTTAGGCTATCAAAGTGGCTTATTAAATCAAACAGGTAGTAAAAATACATTTATAGGTAATCAAGCAGGACATAGCAATACATCTGCAGATTTTAATACAGCTGTTGGGCACAGAGCACTTTATGCTTCTAATAAAACAGCTGATGATAATGCACACAATACAGCAGTTGGTTGTGATGCAGGTGATCAAGTTTCAACAGGATATTACAATACAATAATAGGGTCACAAGCAGGTGATTCACTTACTAGTGGAAACAGTAACACTATAGTTGGATACAATGTAGATGTAGACGATGCTGCTAGAGTTGGATCAGTGTTAATAGGAAATAATTTTTCATTAGGTACAGCATCAGATAATTTTGTAGAAATTGGTAATGCTACAAATACTATGAAATATGATCTAGATGGTGGAGATTTAACAGTAACATCTGATATTAGAACTAAAACAAATATTAAAGACTCTGAGTTAGGTTTAAAATTCATAAATGATTTAAGACCTATAACATATGAAACAAGACCTTCAAAAGAATATGGAGAAGAATTTGGAATAGATCCTGAATTTTGGAATGAAAAGGGCACAGGAAAGGTTTGGGATGGATTGATAGCTCAAGAAGTTAAACAATCTATAGATAAATTAGGTGTTTATTTTAGTGGATGGAATGAAGCTAGTAATACAAAGCAATCATTGCAGTATGGAAAATTTGTTATGCCACTTATCAATGCTGTTAAAGAATTAAGTTCTGAAAATGATAAATTAAAACAAGAAAATGAAGCTTTTGAAAGTAGATTAGCAGCTATAGAAGCTAAATTAAATGATGCAGGAAAATAATGAGCAAAAATGCATTACCATTACTTACAGGTGGACTCAATGAGGTTACAAGATCTGATATAATAGATAATACAGAGCTTCAAGTATGTAATAATTATGAAGTAACTGGCGATGGAGTATTGTCAAAAAGAGCAGGTGTTGAAGAATTTGACACTGAATTAAATTTATTATTAGATGAAGAATTTTGGTATATATTTAAAATATCAGAACCATATTATCCAATTAACATTGTAAAAGAAGATGAGTCTTACAATCAAACTAATGATTTTATTTTATTTGTTTTTGGCTCAAAACAAAATCAATTTGTGTTGCATATGTTTTATAAAAAAACAGATGGCACATGGACTAATAAAATTAATGACAATGAAACTTTAAACTCTAGAATATCAGAACAAAATATAACATATACAAATGAATCTAAATTAGAATTTACAGTAACTAATCAGCAAGTAATTATAACAGATAATGTTAATGTAGCACATTATGTTACTGTAGATTCAGATGGAAAAGTTATAGCATCTACTCTTGGGATACCAGCACCTAAACAATCAGCTAATGTTTTAATAAATGATATGGATGGAACATTTCAATCTGATAACTTTACAGAAACAATTACAGATATGAGATTAGGTGATTCTGGCTATGTACAGGTTGCTTATACTGTTGTTTCTAAAATAGGAGAAGAAAGTAATCCCTCACCACTATCAGATACTGTAGATATGGCTTTCCATCAACTAGATGATGATTTTAATAAAAATATGTTTTTAAGTAAAATAACAGTTTCTGATTTAGTTTTACCTGATGTATCAAAATCTATTGCAGAAGAATTAGAAAGTTTTAAAATATATATAAGAATAACACCATTTATAAGTGGTTTGGATACAAGTAGTATAGAGTTGACAGAAACATTTACTATAAATAATAAATTTGATTCTAATGGAAATGTTTTGACATCTGGGACAACAGGCAATACATATACATTAAAAAATGAGCCAGAGCCTGGCAATATAATTACTTATGAAAATGATGTTGCACCAAAAGCAAAAACTGCAGCATTTATAGGTGGTATAAATATATTAGGAAGTTTAAAATCTAGCACTAATTTTACACACAATATGCAATTTTCTACACCTATATCAATAGTAAATAATAATACAAGTAATTATGTAGATGCAATAGTAACAATTAAAATGTCTGAAGACAAAATAAATGCAGATGGTAATTTTTCTATATTAAACTTTTTTACAGTTAATGATGAAAATGAAGCATATATTAAAGAAAATAAATTACCTCATATGATATTTTATGATGAAGATTTGACTACACCTTTGCAAGTTTATTTTGCAGGAGCAAAAAAAAATTATCAAGATGGTGAATTTACTAGACAGCCTAATAACACTCAAGGCAATGAAATATCAACATTTGGTGAATTATCTAGTAATCCAGTAGGTAGTTCTAATAATTTTTTTATAGTGTATGTAAAGATACCTTTGTTATTAGCTGGTAATCAAAAAACTATATATTTTACATGGGTTAATGATACAGCTGTTGCTAGTGGTGTAGAGTCTAAATATTACTTGCATAATAATAAAGCACATTTACAAGGTTTATTTCAACAACCTATACAAGTTGTAGACCAATATGAAAATTTAACACCTGATATGTTTGGTGGTAAGTACTTTGAAAATGTATCGTTATGGAATGGTTTTTCTTCTGAAGGTGTATCTAATGATACATTAATCAAATTAAATTTTGAACAAAACGATCCTTTGTATGAAGATGAACAGTATTTAAATAAAGCTAATAGAAATATATCTTCTGAATTAACTCGAGGAACAAGTAACATAGAATTTTCTTTTTTTAGAAATCCTGGTAATAATGGACCAGAAGGATCTCTAATAGCTAATACTCCACAAATACATCCACATTTTACAAATATTTTAAATGATGATATACCAGTAATAGGATCTAGATATTTATCAGTTGTAGAAGAAGATGACAATGTTTTAAAATTGTTTAATGAATCAGATAATACACCTACTATGGAAAAGTTTTACATAGATTTTTGGATGAATATTGATAAAGATATGTTAGATGAAGGTGGCTCTGTAAGAAATTTTATAACAATAGACAGAGCTAATGCAAATAACATAAGTTTAAGGTTAGATGAATATCAAACTAACATCAATGGAAAGGGTTTAGAATTGTTAGTAGGAGATATATCTAGAGGGTATTTTGATATTAATTTTAATTTTAACAATGTTGATACATTAAATTTATTTTTTTGTTTTTCTATAAATGATGGTACAGATTTTGAAAATGGTAAAGCTAGTTTGTTTTATTATAATTTAACTGAAAATCATGCAGATTACAATACATATCAATTTGATGAAATTACTTTTAATAGGCAACAATCTTCTGCTATAGATAATATTTTGTTAGGAAAAGAAACTGGAAATGATAATAGTTTAGATAAATTTAAATTAGATAATTTAGAGTTAATAAGAGATAGATATTTAAGTGCAAGTAATAATACAGATATTGCTATGGTATGGAATATAGTAAATCAACAACCAGCATTTAGATCAAATATAGGCAAGTATTATGATGTAGATACAAAAAATATATTGTATAATGGGAACATAAGTTTTAGAGATTCTGAAAATTTATTAGATAAAGAATTTAAAAATATGGTTAGATGGAGTAATATAAATACTAATGCTTTTGCAGATTTAAATTTTGCACAAGTTAAAGAGCCTATAATAAAAATTATAGGAGCACCATCTTTTTTGCAATACCAATATCAAAATACATTCTTAATATTTACAAGAAACAATATACATAGATTTGTATTAGAAGGCAATGCATCTGGATGGGCAGGTAATTCTAGTTCTATTATAGATGAAAAAACACAATATGGATTACTTGCACCAGAAAGCTTAGTAAGAGTAGCAGAAGGTTTGTTTTGGTTATCAGAAACAGGAGTTGTTAAATGGGACTCGCAAGGCTTAGTTTTGATATCAAAAAATAGAGTAAAAACACCTATAGATGAAAATGCTATAGGTTTTCATAGTAGTTTAAAAAATCAATATATTATTGTATCTAATAATGAAGCATATGTGTATCATATAGATAGAGATATGTGGACAAAGTTTACAGGAAATGACATAAACAACATAATTAATACAGCTATTTTAACTGGTGGAACTGAATTAGATAATGTAAATTTGTTATTGGTAGGTACAAATAATACAGCTAGTGATGAAAAGAAAATAATGAAATACCCATCAGGAACAAGTAATGATGCAAGTTCTATTAAAACTAAAGATATGTTTTTTGAAAAAGGTGTATTGAAAAGAGTGCAATTAAATTATGAATCTGCCAATGAAGTTACATTTAAATCTAATGTAACTAAAAACAAAGCTGATGGCACTGAAGTTGTAAAAACTAATACAATAGCAAATATAGAAAATGGTAAATATAGGGGTGTAGCTAATAGTAATAGTAGAGGTAAATCTTTAAATTTTGAAGTAGAAAATGCTGATAAAATAGAGTCTATTATATATGATATATTATTACAAGGACAAGTAAAACAATAATGTCAAATATTAATTTTAAACAAAATTCTGATGGAACATTTGATTTAATTGCTAAAATTAATAATCGAAACAAAAGAATATTTACTATTAATAAAGACAAAGTAATTTTTGATGGTATAGTAGAAATAAATAAAACTATAAAAGTTAAAGATTCAAAAAAAGGTAGTGGATTAATTGTGCCTATAAAAACATCTACAGAAACTAAAACAGGTTCTATGTTTTATGATTCTGCAAAAGATAGTCTTAATGTCTTTACTGAAACTACTGGTTCATACAAAGAAATCAAAACTACTGAAGTTGATACATCAATAGATGTTACAGGTGGTGGTACTGGTTTATCATCTTTGGCTACAGACAATATACTTGTAGGTTCAGGTACATCTACAATGACACCAAAGACATTGGTGGCTGGTTCTGGGACCACTATAACACACAATGCTAATGATATAACAATTGGTTCTAATGTATTAGACTCTTCAGGAAATTTAGAAGTTTCTTCAGGAGTTATACAAACACCTATGGGAACTAATATTATGATGTTTACATCAGGAAACACTACAATAGTTGGTGATTTAACTGTTAATGGAAATGACATAATACTAGGTACCGAAGCAGCAGGAACTATATCTAATGCTAATGAAACAACAGATGATACATCAGGTCACAATTTAACTATAAAAGCTAGTGCAGGTAAGGGTAGTGGGTCAGGTGGTGATATAATATTTCAAACAGCACAAGCACCTGGTGGTGCTACCTCTAGCACACAAGGTGTTCATTCTAGTGTTTTAACTTTGTTTGGTAATGGAAATGCTACTTTTACAGGAGAGGTTATAGCTGATAATACTATTAGTTTAAATAATAACATTTTAAGTTTTGATGGTTCGCATTCATCTGTTACTATTAATCCAACAACAGGTACTAATGCAGCAGGATACAGATTGTTGTTAGAGGGTGGTCAAGGGACAGGCACAGCAGTAGGTGGGAGCATATATTTAAGAAGCACACTAGCAGGAGGATCAGGGTCAACAGCTAATTCATATACAGATATATTTGGTGTTCATGGTACAGGTCATGCAGCTTTAAGAGCTACATCTAAACTACTTTTTGATGCAGCCAATGGTTCAGGACATACTTACATACAAGAATCTTCTGATGATGTATTAGACATATATGTTGGTGGTGATAAAATGATTGAATTAAGCGAAGCACAAAGCAAAATATCTATATTAGAAAATTTTAAATTATATTTTGATGGTGCAGGAGAAGCTTGTTATATAACATCTGATAGTTCAAATATAACTATAGGAGCAGATGGTGAAGATAAGTTTTTTATAACCGATTCAGAAACTAAATCTGAACAAGCTGTTAAAATAAAAGAAGCATCTAATGCAGCATCAGACAGTGCAGGATATGGACAAATATGGGTTAAAAGCAATACTCCCAATAAATTAATGTTTACAGATGATGCAGGTGCTGATGTTAGTATAAATGGTCAGTTTTTTGTAGATTGTGGCTGGTATCAAGGTAGTAGTGCTGGAAGATATATGCCATTAGTATCAGGTCAAAATGAAGCATCTTCATTAATAGATTTTAGTAATGATGATGTATTTTTTATAGTACCATATAATTTAAAAATAACAACCATATATATGAATATGGTAAGAACAAGTAATAGTGCAGTACATCCAGGAAATACAAATATTAGATTAGCTAAAAATGGTAGTTTTATATCTAATTCAGTAACAGTAAATGTAAATGATACAGGATACGATTCAACTAATTTGTACAATGTTTATACTTGGGACTTTAGTAGTGAAACAAATAGTTATTCAGCAGGAGATATAATGCAGATTTATTTTGATCCAACAAATGCTGTATATTATTGTTCAGCTACAGTAGTAGGATATTACACATAATTTGAAGGAAGGATATTAATATGGCTTGGCAATTATTAGCAGCAGCAATACCAACAGTAGCAAAGATAGCTACTACTGCAATAAATAAACCAAAACAATCAGATTATAAACCACAAACTAAATACATGGAAAAGTATTTAGCAAATCTTAGAGGTCAACAATCTAGCAATGCAGTATTTGAACAAGCTATGAGACCTGCACTTAGAACTATAGGTGCACAATCTAGACAACAACAACAGCAAATAGGCTACAATGTACAAAGATCAGGTTTAGCAGGTTCAGGTATCGAAGCACAACAAAGGCTAACAGCTAGTCAAGGAACACAAGAAGCATTAGCAGGAGCTACAGAAAGAGCTGCTTCTGCACAAAGTGTAGCTAATCAACAGCTGGGCAGAGAAGCTATGAAAGTTTCTAGTCAAATAGAAATGGAAAGAGAAAGATCAGCACAAGCATATAACCAAGCAATGAGACAATATGATGCAAATTTAAAAGGTGCATTTATAGAGGGTGTTGCAAATGTAGCAACAGCAGGTGCAGGTATGGCAATGACTAATGCAGCTAATGAAAGAAAGCTTGAAGCTGCACGAAGTGTATTAGGTGGTCAGGCAGATACATATTTAGAAGCTGGATTTGAAATAGAAGACATATATAATGCTTCTGTCAAAACTATGAAAGAAAATGAAATAATGTTTGGTGATAATGACAATCAATCAATATTAGAAGAAAAAATAAATGAAGAAGGTGGATTTGCAGAAATTGCATATAATAATACAGAAAATATACCTGATGTAGATCCTATACTAGATATAACTAATCAACCTACCTCAACATCCTCCGAAATCGCACAAGGTAATGAAGCAGTCTCGCCAACTGCTTCAGATGCCTATAGATATGATCCTGAGACAGGAAGAAAAGTAACTAAGGAATATTACGAAAGTGTAATAATGGGACAAGATAGACCTGATCCTTTTGTTAAATATGGAGTAAGACCAGATAGACCAGGAATAGAATTTGCAGAAGATGATACACCACCTAATGCAATGGATAATCCTTTGTATGTTGAAGATTTAGAAATGCCAAAAGCTATACCAGAGTTTGATAATACAGGTCCTGAGTTGCCACCTACAGCTGAAGAAAGAGCATCAGAAGCACAATTGATTCAAAGAGATGCAGGTTTAGGAGATACAGAAGTTATAAAAAATACAGCACCAAAAAGACCTAAAGCTGAATTGGCATCCGATGATGAATTTGAAGATAAAAAGATTACTGTTACAGATACAGGTTTTATATCAGCTCCTTCTGATGCAGAGTTTATAGTTTCTGGAATGTCATTTCCAAAATCTTTATATGGTGATGTATTTAAAAATATACCAAAAAGAGATGCCCTTACAGGTAAATCTATGGAAGGTACAAAGCCAGATCCTCAAAATATTGTAACTAATCAAAAGCCACCTGTAAAAGGGACTGCTGGTACAGGTACATCTTTAGATAATAGAAAGCCTATGGAAACTGTTGAACAGTTTATAAAAAGACATAAAAAACAAGAATTGCAAGTATTGGCTAAAACATTGAAAAGTAAATCAGCTGCAGCTAAAGCTTTAAATAATGCAAATAAAAAATCTAAAACATTATTTGAATCTGAAGTTTCTAGTGCATTAAAACAAAAAGCTATGGATCAAATAGAAATGACTGATGCTAATGTTAGAGCATTTTTTAGAGGTACACCTAAGCAGATAGCAGATAGAATGAAAAGAAGTGACATGTTTAGAAAAGGTGTTGAAAGATTATATGGTATATCTATAGACCCTAATACAGGCAAATTAATAGAATTAGACAAATTAGAATCTAGAAAAGGTAAACCAGGGTTTTTAGATACAGTAACAGAAGGAATGGGGGAATATTAAATGTCAACTAAATATGATCCGATGACAGGACAGCCAATACAATCTACTGAGCAACCTGTAGACAACCAGCCTAAACCACGATTAAAATTACATCAAGTAAGAAACAAGATAGATCCTGTAAAAGCTAGAAGATACATAGATGATGTAAAGACACAAAGAAATATTATCAATGTAGTAGGTATAGAAAGAGCACAAAAACTTTACAATAATCCTAAATTTAAAAATTTACCAAATGCACAAAAAAGAGAAAGAGTAAAAAAATCAGCATCAGAAGCATATTATAATATTCATAATATGGGTATGAATATGGATGTATCATCAAGTGATTATTTAAAAATGAAAGCACAAACTGATACAACATGGGAACCAAAAGACTTTACAGCTTTTAAACAATTTTATAATGCTAAAATTAAAAGAGAAGCACAACAAGCAAAAGCACAAACTAATATAACTAATGAAGCAGGTAGAGAAAAAAGTGTTAATTATACTAATTACATGAATTATGCACAGGCTAATTTAGAGTTTGATAATTTGCAAGGTTTTCTTGAGCAATTTTTTCGAAGACCAGAAAATTTATCATATGTAGATGAACAAACAGGGTTTGGAACTACAAATAGTGATATTTTATCACTAAATAATTTATTATCAGAAATCATGGATGAAAAAAACAATCCAACAGAAACTAATAACTACAACAATTTAATTAACACTACAAAAAAAATAGATCAAGTAGATGATTTATTATGGTCAATAGTAAGAAAAGATGAAGTATGGAAAAAATATGTAGGACAAGAAGGTGCATTAATGGATAATGGAACATATATAGAGTTTGGATCGTCTGGCACAATAAAACCTGGTACTATACAAAGAGTATTGCACAATTATTTAAAAGGAAATGTTAAAAGAGCTTTAGAGCAATTATCTCAAATAAAACCATATGTTAAAAAAGAATTTAGCATAAATGATGGTGGATTTGATATTAATAATTTAGATTCTTGGGAGGATGCTGATTAATGGCTGTAGTTAGAATAAATGGTAAAAATAAAAAAATACCAGATAATCAGGTAGATGCAGTAATGCAAAGATATCCAAAAGCAATATTAGATCCTGTTGTTATTGAAATAGATAAAAATAAAAAATTTATACCTGGAAAAATGAAAGATAGTGTTCTTGCAAAATATCCTACTGCTAGAATATTAGGTTCAAAAGAAATTTCTAATCAAGATAGTATGTCTACTGATTGGGGATTAGGTCAAATCAATGACAAAACATGGGATGGTTTATCAAATGAAGTGTTTGGTAAAAGTGTAAAGGATGTAACTGAAATTGAAAATCAAGTAAAATTAATATCTACTATAGCAAAAGGTGGCACTAAAGATAATTTTAATCCTGAAGGATGGAATACTTGGACAACTGTTAAACAGGGTAAAGATAAAGAATTTGTTGACATGATACAGGCAGAAGGTTTTGACACTGTAGCACAAAAATATAATATAGGTAGTGATACTATCAATGCCATTAATAATGAGTTTGAAAACGATGATGATAAGTCAAAAGCATTAGCAGTTATACTTGCTGAATCTAAAGGTGACTCTACAGCAATAAATGTTAATTATAAAAACAAAACTAATGTAGAAGATAAACCTATGTTAGATTACAATGATCCTAAATTAAATGAAATTAGCAAACAATACGAAGATAGTATTAATTATAGACCTAAAATGTGGGATGTAATATCTGCATCAAAGGATGCTGATATATTTACAGATAATGCTGTGGTA